TGATGCTCCCTGTTGGAAGATACCAAGTGGAGAATCAACATCCTTTGTTGGTTGGAATCCTATGTGTATCCCTACAATGGATTACATCGTATGGAAACTAAAACGTCGTGAACAAATTGCCAAAGGTGAAATCATTGGATAAATTATCTAAAGAAGAGATGAAAACTATCTTAGTTGAGGCACCAGCTCCTGCTGCTCCCACTCCTCCTGCACCTGCAGTTGCACCAAACCCAGAACCTGCTGTTGCAATCCAACCAAAAAAATCACTGGATAAATTATCTAAAGAAGAGATGAGATCTAAGATCAAAGAGTTCTCTGCACTTCTCAAAAGTCAAAGAGAACACTGGGACAAGGAAGATAAGATTGGATTTACATATTCTTGTGATCTAATCTCACAATCATTGATTACTTTATACATTCGTTTAGGAAGAGACTAATGGATTACAAAACTTCTGGTGTTGACATTGAAAAGGGACGATCCTTTGTAGAGTATCTTAAAGTATTGGCACCTAGGATTGGTGGATTCAATGGGATGATTCATGTCCCACCAGGATATGATCAACCTGTGTTGGTATCTGGTGCTGATGGTGTCGGAACTAAAATTAATATCTGTAGGATTGCTGATGATTACACCACTATTGGTCAGGATCTCGTTGCTATGTGCGTCAATGACGTTATATGTTCTGGTGCTAAACCATTATATTTTCTAGATTATATCTCCACCAAATCATTTGATGCCAATGTCAGTGACATTGTTTATGGAGTTGCCACTGGTTGTGGACTTTCTGGTATGGAACTCCTGGGTGGAGAAACAGCAGAGCATTACAGACAAAATGATTATGACCTTGCTGGATTCTGTACTGGTGTTGTGGAGAAGAATGAGATTGTTGATGGCCAGAATATCAGACCTGGTGATGTAGTCATTGGTATTGAGAGTAGTGGTCTTCATAGTAATGGTTACACACTCATCAATGATATGCTATGGAGACATAAGATCTTCTATAAAGATATGCCAGAGTTGCTAACACCAACTACCATCTATGCTCCTCTAATCCAGCACCTGTTGGACGAAGTTCCTATCTTAGGCATGGCTCATATTACAGGTGGGGGACTACCTGAAAACCTTCCTAGGTGTCTTCCAGCAGGTCTTACCGTTGATGTTGACTATGATGCTTGGGAGAGACCAGAACTCTTTAACAAGATCCAGGAGGCAGGAGAGATTGCTGAGGATGAGATGAGAAATGTATTCAATCTTGGTATTGGATTCTGTTTGGTGGTGCCACAAGAGGTAGCAACATTAACTCAATCTTTAATTGCTGACACACCATTTGGTATGCGATCTTGGATTATTGGAACAGTTAGATAAATGTTGACTATCACTAATCATTTAGCTGCTTTTTGGACTGTTGTAGTAATGAATTGTATCCATCCATCTAACTGGCAAGCATGTCTTCCAATTCATGAATGGCTGATTCCAGAAGTAAGTCAGGGATTACAAATATATTTTGATAAAAAGTTGGATTTTTTGTATAAGAATGAGCGAGATTACCTAGATAATGTAGTCAAGTAAAACATATGAAAAGTTTTATTCGGTTCACTATTCTGGCAGTAATTGCTGCAATGATTTTTTTCATACCCAGGACAGCATATGCATTGGATGTGCAAATGGGGTCTAATGGTAATTTAGTATTTGATCCTTCAGAAGTCACTATTCAAGTTGGTGAATCTGTTCATTTTATCAACAATATGCTCCCTCCTCACAATGTTGTTGTAGAGGATCATCCAGAACTAAGTCACGAAGCCCTGGCAATGTTACCAGGTGAAGACTTTGAAGTTGCATTTACTGATGCAGGTGACTATACTTATTGGTGTGCTCCTCACAAAGGTGCTGGAATGATTGGAACGGTGCATGTGGAATGAGCGCATTATTTGTCTTTGGATTTATTGTATTACTAACATTTGGAATGCATGTAACATGGCCACTACCGTATAGAGGAGGAGGAACAAAATGAAAGTTGGAATGATTGGATTGGGTCGTATTGGTGAAGGAATGTCTCGCCGTATGATTGAAAAAGGAATTGAAGTTTGGGGTTACAGTAGCACTAACTATGAGAGTGCCTGTGGGCAATATGAAGCAGGATATATTAGTGGGTGTGTAACTTCACTAGAGTATCTTGTCCGAGCAGTTAAAATTGATAATTCTACTTACACTAGTGTAGGAAAAGTTCCTGGTATCTTTCAGATCACACTTTCAGAAAAAAAGGTAGAAGACACACTTGATGAGTTACTACCTTTACTTGAAGGAGGTGATATCATTATTGACTATAGTAGTAATGATGTTTCAAAATGTCAGGAACTAGAAAAGTATTGCTCTAAGTTGGGCATCTCATACATTTTCTCTGGTGTATATGGAGCACCTTATGCCATTGATTCTTGTTCTAAGATTTTTCAATCTCTATCTCCTGGTAATGTGATCTAATGCCACATGAATTTGACCCTGTTGAAGCACCTGTAGAGGGTGAAGTTGATAAGTGGGGTTTTACTATCAAACCAACTATCAGTGACGATGAATTAATTCTTAGGTGTCTAAGAAATGCTCCTTGTGGTTGTGATAGAAAACAGGCAATGAAGTTAATTAAAATCTACGAAGAGAAAACTAATGACCTTAGCTGATGTCCTACTTTGGGGAACGATACCCTTTCTATGTGCCACCATTTATTTCGGGTGCAGAAAAGGTGAAAATGTCTACTACGAAAGTGACAAGTATGACGGAAATGGAACAGCGCATTAAGATGAGACATGCGTTTGCCATGTCATCATTTGCTAGAATGTTTACTCCAAACAGAATCACATATGAGATGAGACATCTTTGCAATGAATGGTCTAAGATTGAAGAACAACCACCCCATGGTGATTTGTATAAAGTTGATCGTTACTTTCTAGAACTTTGGAAAAATAAAAACAACATTGCAAATTAATTCATATGGATTTAAATCACTTAATAATATTATTAATTCCCTTGATGTTTGGACTTGTTATATTTTTTGCAGCAATTCTTACAGATCAATGATGTTACAGTTCGCTAGATTCTGTGGAACAGTATTAAACAATCCATATGGATTGGGGTTCCTTTCAACTATTTTAATTTTTGTTCCTATCCTTGGAATGTGGGCTGTCCACAAATATGATTGGCGACATTGGGAACCTTTTGTAAAAAAACATCCCTAGATAATATGAATCTCCTTCTCCGTCCGCATGAAAACGTCAATGACCCAGTTTGGAGTGTTATTTTTAGTATTATCCTTCTCTTGATCGGAGTCGGATATTGTGTCTATACAATTTTAAATTACGATGATGGAAAAAACAATGCCCAGAAATCAAATCACGAAAATTGATATACTCTCAAGAGTATATAAAATGAAAACTTCTCTTTACGATGGAGAGCAAAGCGATAAGTCAGGTGAATGGCATGATGGTGCTCACAAAGCTTTAAATGATGTGCTTATCATCATTGACGAATTCAGAAACTAATGTTAAAATTCCTGAAATGAAATACACTCATAATTACATGAAGATTTTCCTAGATACCGCTGATACTAATATCATTAAAGAATACTTCAAAACTGGTTTGGTAGATGGTGTGACTACCAATCCAACATTGATCATGAAAAGTGGTCGAGATCCAGAAGATGTGTATCAAGAAATTAAAGATCTTGGTGTTCGTGACATCAGCATGGAAGTGGTTGGTGATGAAGGTCAAATGTATCGTGAAGGCAAGCGTCTTTATGAAAAATTTGGTGATGTATGCACTGTAAAGGTCCCTTGCACCCGTGAAGGACTAGCAGTCTGTAAATCACTCTCCGATCAGAATATCAAAGTCAACGTCACATTAATCTTCAGCGCCGCTCAGGCGGTGTTGGCAGCAAAGGCTGGCGCAACATATGTTTCACCTTTCGTGGGACGCCTTGATGACCAATCCGTGGCGGGTCTAGAGGTCGTTCGTTCTATCTCTGAACTCTATCGTATTCATGGTGTCAAAACTAAAGTTCTTTCAGCATCGATTCGTAACGTTCAACGTGCTGTTCGTTCGTGGTATAATGGAGCTGACATCTGCACCATGCCACCAAAGGTATTTGATCAGATGTATGATCACATTCTGACTGATAAAGGTCTAGAGATCTTTGACAATGATTGGAAAGCAGTCCAAAACCAAAAGTAACTTTTTAATTCCATATATCGGGGCAAAAATTCCCCAGGCTTTTTTCGTTCTATAGGATTTTTTAAAAATGGCACAAGGATTTGATGTAGATGGTGTAGAGGTTGAAATTCCCGCTGGAGACATGAGTCGTCTTATCAAAAGATATAAGAAATTGAAAAAATATGAGAAGTCAACTCTACATACCATCCAAAAACTAAATGGTAATAGAACTATCATTGATGAATTGACTGAAGAATCTCAGAATTTTGAACAACTTGACTAAATAACGTATGGGGTCTATAATAGACCTGTCGTTCATCCCCGTTGAGGGGACGCAAGTAAGTCGCGGAACGGAGCGTTCATCCCATGTTTGAATTACTTTTGTATACAAGCCTCACTTGTTCTCAATCTGAAGCAATTATGTTTCGGATGCAAAAGAATGAAAACATTCCTCCCGAATATAAGGTTGAATTGATTGAGGTCATGAAGGAGTCAAATCCTGATTGTATATGGGACGCAAACGACTAAAGGAACGGATTAAAATCCAACTACTTTAGGAGTTCAACATGAACACACTTAATCTCATCAGAAAGCAGATCAACAAAGCATCTGCCCTTCACGACGCACAAGTTCTTCACACCTCATATCGTGGTGTTGAGTATAATACTCGTTGTGTAGAATCTAAAGAATCACATGGTACATTCTGCTACCGTGGTCGTCTTTACACCAAGTGATTAACGTAAGTTAAAGAAGAGCGGGGTTGCGGCCCCGCTTTTTTATGGTATGATAGGTGGGAACGTCAGACATGCCATGGATCAAACTCATATTTGGAAAGAAAGGTATGATGCTCTCTATCGTTGGGTCGAAGAAAATTGTGTTGGGCAGATTTTCAAAATGATTACGGAATCAACAGATGACGACTGGCAAGATTTCTGGTATAATGAGGAGGTTGATAAAGAACCCCCGATGAACGAACTCACCGATCTTCATTACGAGAGGATTGCTTTCCTTGAGTCTGAGATCTGTCAGAATGAGCAAGAAATTGCTACTCTAAAAGAGCAGATTGATATTTTAAGTAATGGACGGATTTATGACTGCTGATATTCGTGAAAATTTAATCACCTATGTTGAAGAATATTTTTGTGAGCAAATCACAAATTTAATCGATACAAAAACTAAAGAAGATGCTGATTCTTTTTATCAAGAGTTTGTAGTTGATGGTGAAGAACCAGAAGAATGGTTGTTTATGGATGACTTGACTATTGAGGGTGGCCATCTATAAATATAGAAATAAGATTAACAGGCCTTTAGGCGAATATAATAGATGGCAAACAGAATCCGTATAAAAAGGTCATCCGAACCTTCAAAAAGACCATCACACGATCAACTGCAATCAGGAGAAATTTCACTCAATACTTATGACGGCCGTTTATTCTCTGTTAGAGATGAACAGGTTGTTTTGGGTATTGGGTCTACAGTAACTCTCTTAACTCCTTGGACAGAAAATATTGGTGGTGGAATTTATTATGCAGATTCAAGTGTAGGTATAGGAACAACAGTACCATCTTCAACTTTAGATATTGTTGGAGATGTAGATATATCTGGTGCTTTAGCACTTAATCGCATAAATTCAGATCCATCAACCGTTAACAATCACGCACACATTTACTCAAAAGATGTAGCATCTAATGCAGAAGTCTTTGTGAGAGATGAAAGTGGAAATGTAACACAAATATCTCCTCACAATACAGAAGGTGATTGGGTATATTACTCTCAAAATGTAAAGACTGGAAAGAGAGTAAAAATCAATATGGAAAAAATGATCAAAAAACTTGAAGAAATTACTGGCGAAACATTCTTTGAAGAATATGTACCTGGGCTGGCGATTTAGAATTTCGTGCTATACTAGATAATGTGCGTATAAATTGTTTGCATGTTTACAACTGGAATGGGGGTCGAGTACCGTGGATTTGTGGGAGTCATTGACTTTGTATGTTGGAGGTACATAAGGATCAAACTACCCTGTGCAGAAGGTAGGGATAATCCATTACTGCTTGTCTATTCAGAATCTCAAGAACACGTTGTAGTTTTAAAAGATAACTCATAATGACATTCACTTTATATTCAAAGGACAATTGCCCATACTGCCAAAAGCTAAAGCACTTGTTTGACTTGACAGAACAAAAGTACATGGTCTATAATCTTGATGTAGACTTTACTAAAGATCAGTTTTATGATGAATTTGGGGTGGGTAGTACATTCCCTCAAGTAACCACAGAAAAATCGAAAATAGGGGGATGTAATGACACCATCAAATTCCTCAGGGAGCAAAAAATCCTCTGACTTGCCCATAAATAGAGGCGTAGACCTAATTCTTAACGGAGTCAAAAGGCCAAAGCAACTATTTGATCTAAATTTTAAACAAAGATTTAGATTGCTCAAAAGAGAATTATCCTTGCATTTCAAGTTCTCTTTTAATATTAAAAAATAAAAAGTGTAGGAGATGTCCCATGTTAGCAGTCTCACTTGTTTTAGGAACGTTCCTTATTATTGGTGCTTTTCTTACGGGTTCAATTTTTGGGTGGATAATTAGAGAGAATGTAGTATCTTTTAATGTTCCCCAAGGATTACATCCAGAAATGTACGATGAAGAAGGAGGACTTCTCCCAGACCAACTAATCGCATTTCGCTTTGAAAATCTTGATAACGAAGAAGAAGATTATGACTAAAATGGAGTTTATTATTCATGACTAAAAAATTACCACCAAATCCGCTTCAAACTGAAATCCTAAAAGCGGTATCAAGTGCAAAAACCAAGGTAGAAAAAGTCAATCTTTTGCGAGAATATCGTAGTCCAGCCTTGGTTTCACTTTTGATTTGGAACTTTGATGAATCAATCACTAGTGCTCTACCAGAAGGTGTGGTTCCATATGAACCCAACGACAAACCCATTGGAGATGGAATCTCACGTCTGGTAAGTAACCAAAGAATGTTGTACAACTTTGTAACTGGTGGCAATATCGATTTGTCACGTACAAGACGTGAATCCCTTTTTATCGAACTACTAGAATCTCTTCACAAGGATGAAGCAGAGTTACTTTGCTTAGTAAAGGATAAGAATATTGGAAAGAAGTATCGAGTCACCAAGAACGTTGTTGCCGAAGCCTACGAGGACATCAAATGGGGAAATCGGGCCTAACTTTATGACTTGGACAGAAGAAGAAATTAAAAACAGTCGGCAAAAGTATGGGATCACAATTGTAAAAGCAAATTGTGATCCTAAGGATGCAGAAGATAAATCTCTTCCAACAGATGCATATCTTGTAGAATATACAATTGATGATGAAACTTTTTATGACATCATAAGAGCTGCAAAACAAGTAAAAATGTTTGATATGTATTGGGATAAATTCAAAAATGGATTTGTTGGTTTTAGTTGGGCAAAAGGATCTGTTAATCCCAAAATGTGGGGATATCAACCACCCGATAAAAAGAAAAAACGCTGAAAATGTGCTAAGATGTACGAAGAACTAAATTGTTTTGAAGAAGCACTGAAGCACTTCGGAACAAGAGTCGAGATCATCACTGCTATGGAAATGGCACGTAAAATATCACCTGAAGATGCATATCAGTTGATTAAAGATGAACTCAAAGATGTTAAATTATGTCGTAAACAATTTAAGAATGAATCATGTTAAACTGATCTCTGTTACTCCTGATGCAGAGAAAAATATTGCGTATTGTGCCCGTGTAAGCAACCCCAATAATCAAGAGAACGAAAAGATCGCTGGTCTTCTTAAATACTGCATCAATCATAAGCATTGGAGTATTTTTGAGCAAGCATATATGACTCTGGAGATTACTACGACCAGAGGCCTGGCGGCTCAAATCTTACGTCATAGATCGTTCACATTCCAAGAGTTTTCTCAACGGTATGCTGATAGTTCTATGTTAGCAACTAAGATTCCTCTTCCAGACTTGCGTCGTCAAGATACAAAGAATCGTCAGAATTCTACTGATGATTTAAATGCTTTCCATAAGCAAGAGTTTGAGATTGCTATCGAGAGACACTTTGCTTCTGCTATGGATCTATATCAGACTATGCTTGATCACGGTGTGGCAAAGGAATGTGCTCGTTTTGTGCTTCCTTTGGCCGTTCCGACTAAAATTTACATGAGTGGCTCTATTCGCTCATGGATCCATTATATTGATCTGAGGTCTGCTAACGGAACACAGAAAGAGCATATGGACATTGCCAAAGAGTGTATGTGTGTTTTTGCAGGAGAATTTCCTGTAATATCCGAAGCACTTGGGTGGGTGAGTCATACTAAATAATTTTGTTAGGATTTTAATTTATGGCAACATATCCAGTTGTCCACCTTAAAACAGGTGAGACAAAAGAAGTGAAAATGAGCGTTCATGAATGGGACCAGTGGCGTAAAGAGAATCTAGATTGGTCAAGAGACTATTCTGATCCAAGTACTTGTCCTGGTGTGGGTGAAGTTGGCGAGTGGAAAGATAAACTCGTCGCCAAGAAACCTGGTTGGAATGAGGTGCTCGAAAGAGCATCGAAAATGCCTGGTGCAAATGTAAAAAAAATCTAGTAAAAACTTCTTATGCCTGCAAAAAAGAGAAAGAACCAACAGCAACCAATCGGAGTTGGCCTTACTGCCAAGCAGATGAAAAGGAAGAAACCAATCAACTCCGATTTACTTCTGGACATTAATCCATTAACGGATAATCAAAGAAAATTTTTTGAATCCTATTCAGAAGATAAACACTTAGTTGCTTATGGGTGTGCTGGAACAGGAAAGACTTTTATTGCACTCTACAATGCGCTACAAGACGTTCTTAATGAAGTTACACCCTATGAGAAGGTTTACATCGTAAGATCTCTTGTAGCGACCAGAGAGATTGGTTTCCTGCCTGGTGATCATGAGGATAAGTCATCTCTTTACCAGATTCCATATAAGAATATGGTGAAGTATATGTTTGAGATGCCTACAGATACAGACTTTGATATGTTGTATGGCAATCTTAAAGCTCAGGAAACTATCAGTTTCTGGAGTACTTCATTCATTCGTGGTACTACATTCGACAATGCAATTCTAATCATTGACGAATTCCAGAACCTAAACTTTCACGAACTAGACTCTATTATCACTCGCGTTGGTGAAAATAGTAAGATTATCTTCTGTGGGGATGCCACTCAAACTGATCTTACCAAAACTAATGAGAGAAATGGTATTGTTGATTTTATGAACATTTTACGCAAGATGCCATCTTTTGATCTGGTAGAATTTGGTGTTGACGATATCGTAAGATCTGGTATAGTTAAGGAGTATTTACTTGCAAAAATGGAATCTAATTTATAATGTTTAATCATATTGATATCCCTTTTGTTAATGAACTAGAAAGAGAAGAAATCGAAGGTGTTAGACACTATGTTGTACCTAACACCCAAGATGTAAAGTTTGTCTCGATTACTTCAGTGTTGAGCTGGATTAACCGAGACAAATTTGCTAAGTGGAGAAAAAAAGTTGGTAATGAGGTAGCAAACGAGATTCTCAGAAAATCATCTAGTCGTGGCACTGACATGCACACTTTGACTGAACATTATCTAAAAAATGAATCTCTTCCAAAAGTAAATCCACTTCCAGAGATGTTGTTTAAGATTGCAAAACCAGATTTAAACAATATAGACAATATTCATGGTCTTGAAAAGAGACTATATAGTATGAATCTTAAAGTCGCTGGAACAGTAGATTGTATAGCAGAGTATACTGGTGAGTCAGGAGAACCTGAGTTAGCGATTATCGACTTTAAGACAAGCAAGGCACCAAAACCCAGAAGCTGGGTAGATGGATACTTCGTACAATGTGCTGCATATGCTTGCATGTTATACGAGCTTACTGGTATAATAGTGAAGAAGTTTGTAATTATCATGTCATGCGAAAATGGGGAATGCGAAGTTTATGAAGAATATGACAAAGCCAAATACATCAATATGTTGGGTGAATATCTACGGAGATTCAATGAAAAATGAACTAAAAGAAGAACTCGAAAAGAAATTCATCACCTCAGAAAAATTCTGTCAAGAAATTGAACAGATTGTGCTGAATGAGAAATTAAATTACATTGATGCTATTGTATTTTTCTGTGAGAAAAATAGCATTGAAGTTGATACTATTTCAAAGTTGGTAAGTAAACCACTGAAAGAAAAACTCAAGTGGGATGCTATTCGACTTAACTTCATGAAAAAAACATCGAAGGCTAAATTGCCAATCTAAATATGTCGGGGTCGAGGAAAGTATGAGCGATTTTATGAATTCAGAATTCGTTCAAAATGAAATGGACGAAGTTCAACGTCTACAAAAAAAAATCTTTGAAGACCTTGTTAGTTATGATAATCTTGACCGTGAGGATAAATTAAAACATCTCGAAAATTTTGAAGAACTCATAGAACTTCAAAGTATTCTGTACACACGCATGTCTTTGAGTGATGATCCAGAAGCTATTGAAAGACGAGAGACCATTCAAGATTTTTTGATGATGATGACCTTTGAAAACTCCCACGATGTTCATGCGGTTTTTGCCGATATGAAGAACACCATTGCCAAGTTGAGAGAAGATCTTGACACCTGACCGAAAACCCTCTATAATAAACACGTTCACAACACAGGCCAAATCCAATGTCCTTTTCCGATCTAAAGAAAAAATCCAATCTAGGTTCCCTCACCAACAAATTGGTGAAGGAAGTCGAAAAAATGACCAAGACTGGTGGTGGAGACGATCGTCTCTGGAAACCACAACTTGACAAAACTGGTAACGGTTACGCTGTAATCCGTTTTCTCCCTGCCCCCGATGGCGAAGATCTGCCATGGGCAAAACTGTATTCCCACGCCTTCCAAGGCCCTGGTGGTTGGTTCATTGAGAACTCTCTCACCACTCTCGGACAAAAGGACCCCGTATCTGAATACAACTCACAACTCTGGAACAGTGGTCTAGAGTCTGATAAAGATGTCGCTCGCAAGCAGAAGCGTAAACTGTCTTACTACAGCAACATCTATGTTGTCAAGGATCCCGTCAATCCTGACAACGAAGGCAAAGTCTTCCTCTTCAAGTTTGGTAAGAAGATCTTCGATAAGATCACTGCTGCCATGCAACCTGAGTTTGAAGATGAAGAACCCATCAACCCCTTCGACTTCTGGCAAGGTGCCAACTTCAAACTGAAGATCAAGAAAGTTGCAGGTTACTGGAACTATGATTCTTCTGAGTTCGCACGTCTTCAGGCTTTGCTTGATGATGACGATGCCATGGAAGCAATCTGGAAGAAAGAGTATTCTCTAACTTCTCTAGTTGCTCCCGATCAGTTCAAGACTTATGAAGAACTGAAGACTCGCCTTGACTATGTTCTTGGTATGAAGGGCACTCCTAAGTTCCAAGATCAAGAAACTGTTGAGGAAGAAGAACAGTTCCGCCGCGAGAATCGTGGTGCTGCAGCACCTATGCCAGAGTCCATGCGTAGCGAACTAGATTCACTTAGTGAAGGTCGTGACTTTAATAGTTCTGATACCACTCCTAGTTCCACTGAAGAAGAAGATAATACTCTAAGTTATTTCCAGCGTCTTGCTGATGCCTAATCGTAAGACTTGAGTCTGATATTATCAGACTTAATCGTCTTCTGATCAACATACTGGGAGGATCTGTCGTAAGATAGTTCCTCCCTTAAGTCTATCAGGGCTTGAGTAACAAACTCTCCTTTAAGAAGAGTGATTGATCTCTTCTCACCATTTTTACGAACTTCATATTCGTAATTTGTTATTGATCTTATGGGACGTAAAATACTTGTTGTATCATCTGGATCTACAATTTCAAAATCGGAATCAACAACGATTCCTTCAGGATAGATCAAACGATTCATATCATCTCTGACTTCTGTTGATTCGTAGAAAGCAATATCATTAATTTCATTACCATATTTTTCAACGGTGAAGTTATATAATTCTTGATCAGATAAAGGCCACTGATCTCTTACATTGGTGATATTGTTGCAGATTAAAACCAACCAATCAAGTTCTGGGTTTTCGTAATAATCATTTGCAACAATATCTGGTCGTTGACCCTCTCTTATTTCATAACTATCAAATGCAGTCAACTCAGAGATCAGATCATCTCTGAGTTTTGCTCTCCTAAAAATATTTTTAATTGTCACATAATCTCTATCGGAAGCTCTATCAGATAGAGGTGATGGATATTGTACGTTGGGAAGTTCTTTAAAATACATCAGTATCCTACTCCAATTTTACCTTCTTTTTCATCATAATCATCGGCATAGACAGGTGCCAGTTCTTGGAATGCCAATGACACATTTATGAGTGTTGGTGTTCCATTTTCATATACTGAGTATGTTCCAGAACCAGTATAGTTAACAGATATATTTGTCAGTGCCATTTGCTTGAATCTATTCAAGAATGGATGATCACCACTACCACTTTTGAATTTGAGTTCAAAAATATCTGGTGTGCAAATGAATATTTTATTAGATGTCCGACTTGGTGACATACTCTTTTTCATCACTCTCAGGATTCTCTTCACCATGCTACCTTCTGTTTCACTTCTTGGTGATAGTTGATAATTAAATTGAAAAGTTCTAAGTCCAGGGCCATCAAAGAGTAGTTCCATGTTTGGATTCAGGACTTGACCAGTTGTTCTTGCTAGAACCTGACCAAAACTAACCTGACTACCAAATCCCTGAATAATTTTTTGAGAGATAAGACTTGTAAATCCTTTAGCAGTACTCTCCATCCCCAAAACTTTTGCAGCATCTTGACCAGCTTGCACCAATTCTGGGAGAACATTGTTTAGATCAGCTTCCATTATGTCCTGTGATCTAGTCATACCAAATTCTTCCAAGGCATTCATACTGGCACCATTCCAAGTCACGCCATTAGCAGCCACAATATTTGTTGGAATTGGTAAAATTATAGACGCAACGGAAGTTGGTTTTTGATATCCCACTCCACTAGATAGATTTCTTTTCGTCACACTCCCACTTAATGCTTTAGATGGTTTATACTTATTAATATTCATCAAAAGATAATCCGACTCTTTTTCAAGAGTTGCTAGTGGATATCTGAGAGGCTGGGAAACCATTTTATCTTTTTAAATATTTAGACGATAATTTTGATAGGGGATACTTCTCAGATCACTTAACTCAGAAGCTTTGAATAGATGAACTTCACCAACTACTTCTTCGTTGGTATAGTTTCTAAAATTTCCCCAGTGATAATTAATTCCACGAAATCCCCACTCAAACACACCAACAACAGCAACTAAAGGATTCTGGTCATACTGAATAAAAGGAGTTTTTGGGCCATAAACAAAGGTACAGTAATTGCCAACTTCAAGATCAGTAGATTCAACTGTCTCTGGTAGAAGTTCTAGAATCTCTACCATTAAATCATCAGGATCCTCTGCACCAGTCATTTTATCAATCAGAGTTTGAATTCTACTGGATGATTGTTGTTTTTGTTTGAGTGTTTTTCTTGGCATTACCTAATACCTAGATCATCTTCAGTAAGAATTTTAAATTGCCATTTACGATCTTTACAGAAGTCTATTGCAGCCTTCCACTTTGCCTGATTCTTGGCATACTCAGTCACTTCATAAATGTATGACTTTGTTTTTTTGCTTTGAACTTTTGGTTCTTTGCACTGTTTTTTGGGTTTAACTTCAACCACGTATTTGGCAATACTTCCATTACTTTCACGGACCTTGATGTAGAAGTCTGGAAAGTATCTGTGAACTCTGGAATCAATTGGTGAGCGATATGGAATCCAGAACTCTTCACTACCCCATTCAAGAATGTTCTCATTTAGGTCACAATAGACCATGAACTTTCTTTCCCAAAGAGACCTATAAATAATGTTAGTTGGGTCTCCTCTATACTTTTTTGTGTTTGAGGGGATAAATTTACCTTTATATGACATTCATAAAAATTTTCACTATAGGTATTTAGAGTGCCAAGTCCAAAAAAAATTTCGGATATCAAGAATACCATATCTAGAGTTGCTCAAACATCTCACTATGAGGTAATGCTTGGTGGATTTTCATCCAAACTCAGGAGCAATTTTAGTGATTATTCAATTTATAAAAATTTTATTGCAAGAGATCTTGGGCTATTGTGCTATGATGCAACTCTCCCTGGTTCATCGCTTGCGACAACTCAGATTGAAGGAAACTTCACTGGTGTTCAGCAACAGTATGCACATACAAGAATATTCAATAATATAACTCTAGGTTTCTATTGTGATTCTGATTACAATGTTCTAAAGTTTTTTGAATCCTGGATTGATTTTATTAGTGATGGTGGAACAGCAGATAAAAGAAATAAAGGATATTTTTATAGGATGAGATATCCAGATCAATATAAATGTGAGGGAATAAGAATCTCAAAGTTTGATCGAGATTTTAGGAATGGTGTTCAATATAATTTGGTTTCTGCATTTCCAGTATCAATTAGCGGAACACCAGTTTCATATGAGGCATCAAATTCAATCTTAAGAATCAGTGTTGATTTTAACTTTGATCGTTATATCATGACCAGTCTTGGTAGTTCTGGTGGATCTGGTGGATATGCAAATGCAACATCTGCACCAACACTTTCTGATCTATTTGATTTCAGCAATACTTTTAGTAGTAACAAAAATAATGGAGGATTCCAATATAATTCTTCATTGGAAGGATATTTCTCATCATCAAATTCCAATAATACAAATCAACTCAATCAGGCATTATTGGATAACTGGATAAACTCCAAGTCACTAAGTTGGGATCCAAGTGCGGCTGCCTCATCTGATCAGTTGAATTTTGTCTCAGCATCATAATAAATAAAAAAAATATCATAGTATATTATGCCTTTACCTAAGTCTACGACTCCTGTATATGAACTTGAGTTGCCTTCAATCAAGAAAACAGTTAAGTATCGTCCTTTCCTCGTTAGAGAAGAGAAAGTCCTCATCATGGCACTGGAAAGTGAGGATATGAAGCAGATTAGTGAGGCTGTCAAAAATGTCCTATCTGCATGTATCATGAGCAGAGGTATTAAGGTTGATACTCTATCAACATTTGATATTGAGTATCTATTTTTGAATGTTCGTGGCAAGTCTGTCGGAGAACTGATTGATGTTGTTGTCACTTGTCCAGATGATGGGGAAACAAAAGTAGAAACACAAATCAATATTGATGATATTCAAGTAAAATTTGACGAGGATCATTCTAGGGATATTAAATTGGACAATGACCTCACTCTCAGGATGAAGTATCCAGCACTTAGCGAGTTTGTGAAAACAAATTTCAATGGTGAAGATATTGGTGTTGATCAGGGGTTTGAAATCATTTCAAACTGTATTGATCAAGTTTATAATGAGGAAGAATCTTGGAGCGCATCTGATTGTACCAAGAAAGAACTCAGTGAGTTTGTTGGCAACTTGACATCTTCTCAGTTCAGTAAGATTGAGAAGTTCTTTACTACGATGCCAAAATTGAGTCATACATTGAAGGTGAAGAATCCTAAGACTGATGTTGAAAATGAAATTGTTCTTGAGGGTCTGGCATCTTTTTTCGGATAGCCCTGGCACATGAGTCTCTGACTTCATACTATCAAACTAATTTTGCCTTAGTTCAGCACCATAAATATAGTTTGACGGAGTTAGAAGATATGATGCCATGGGAAAGAGAAGTATACGTTTCTCTTCTCCAAGCATATCTAGAGGAAGAAGAATTAAAACGTAAACAAGCAAATGGCATCTAAGATAACAATCGACACATCCAAACTTTTACCTGCTGTAGGCCAAACCTCAGCAGGTCGTGGTGGTGCAATTGTTAAATCAACTGGTGGTGGGATTGTAAGAAGTTTAGGGCAATCATTTTCTGGTGCTGTACAAGAAATAACTAATGTTAGAGAGAAGCAGCAGCAACAAACATTCACGTTTCTCTCTAGACAATTACAGGCAATCAATAATAATATCTTAGCCGTTGCGAATAATATTACGGCACTCACAAGTGCATTGCAGGCGGATACAAGACAAGAAGAAGCAAATATACAACAAACAAGAGTTCAAAGAATTAAATCTGCGGAGAAAGAATCTTTTGGTCGTGCTGAGAATATTCTAGAGAGTAGAATTGTTAGGGCAATAACAAAACCAGTCAAGAAAATTACTGGTGCCGTTCAGGGTGGATTGAATAAACTTAAAAATGCACTCATGCTTCTTTTTGTTGGATGGTTGGGTGATAAAATATTTAAAATGTTCCAGGCAGATGCCGAGGGAAATGAAAAAGAATTTGAGAATCTAAGGAATCAAGTTGTTATTGCTCTAGCAGCTGCTGGCGGAGCATTTTTAGCATTAAATGGTGGATTGCTTGGAATAATGAAAACTATTGGTGGAATAGCAGCTTCTGTTGCTGGATTTCTACTCAAAAAACCATTCCAATGGTTAAAGAATTTATTTTTCCCGGCTAGAAGACCTCCAGTAACTGGTGGCGGTAAAGGTGGTCGTGTTCCCCCTGTCACTGGTGGCGGTGGTACTGGTGGTGGTCGTGTTCCCCCTGTCACTGGAGGTGGTCGTACTGGTGGTGGAACTACATCACCACCTCAAACTAGAGGTGGGTTGGGTGGAATTTATGATAGGTTCAAAGGTGGTCTTGGTAGAATGGTCCCAGGTCCAATCAAAAATAATGCGCCAAAACTGAAGAACTTATTTGCAAGACCAAAAAATGCAGTTGTCGGTCTTGGAAAAGGACTACTTCCATTTTTGGGCAAAGTTTTAGGTGCAGCTACTTTTGTGCTTGGTGCAAGAGATAGAATAAATCGTGGTCAAAGTCCAACACAAGCAGTTCTTGGATATTTGCCAGAATTCTTATTAACTTATGGTGGTGCAAAAATAGGATTAGGAGCAGGAGCTCTTGCTGGTGGTGGAATTTTGAGTGTATTATTAGCTATTGCTGGTGCTGGTCTTGGTGGTATGGTTGGTGGAATGTTAGGTCAACCAATCACTAATCTTATTGATAGTAATTGGAATCCAGAATGGGACAAAGCACTTGGTTTTATTAATGATCCCATTAGTAAATTCTTAGGAGATAAGGGATTGATTGAAAAAGCGGGAGCATCTACTTCAGAAACTACACCTACGGCAAAGGAATCTACTGCTCCTGGTAATGGGTCTGCAGTAAATCCAATACCAGATCCTAAATCTCCAACTGCATCTGCCGTAACACCATTATCAACAACAGAACCACGCGCAAGAGATTTAGCCGGGAGAGGCCCTGCAGAAGGTCAACCAACGTTTATTGATTTGACTGGTGGAATGTATAATAATGATAAGCAGAAGAAAAGACAAATTTACCCAAGTACTACTGGAAAGAATGTTCCTCATATTCAAACTTCTGATCCTGCTAATCCGTTTAGAGATTTTGCAAAGTCGATCTACAATGTTGCGGTGTAAGAAATGGCAGAAATTAACACACCAGTACTAAGAAACGTATTCAAAAGATCCAGTATAGATGAGCAGATTTTATCTCTGAGAAAAAATTCTATATTTGCAAGAAAGTCATCAATAAATGCAAGAAAGGTATTTGCAAGAAAGACTTTAGTTTCTGCTAAAGCTCAACAAACAGAAAAGAGAATAAACTTTTTATTTGAAACTAAGAATCGAAGAAGAAGGAGAGAAGAATTAATAGAAGCAAATTCCACAAAGTCTGGATATATTAGTGGCGCAGTAAAAAATGCTCTAAGTCGAGGTAAAGGATTCATGGGTAAAATCATGGATTCCTTAGGATTTCTCTTACTTGGTTGGTTGGTCAATCAATTACCAAGAATTCTAGCGTTCATCGATACTCTGAAGTTTCGTATTACCAATATCATTGATGCTGGTAAGAGTATGATTAGAAATATTGGTAATATAATTAATGGGATCGGTGGTGTCGTAAGTCAGGCGACACAAAACATTATGGATTTTAATTTCAAAGATTTTAATGATCCCAATGGAGAGTTTCAATCAAAGATTAAAGAGTTAGATAAAAATCTTCAAGATCTTGGTAATGATTTTGAAGATGCAAAGGTAAATGTATTAAATATTACAAATCCACCCACTGAAGAAGAAAGGAAACAAAAGGAAGAACAACCTGGAAAAGCTACTAGACCAGAAGAATCAAAAGAATATTATGGTCCTGGTGGTAGTCCATCAGGTTCTGGGCAAGGGCAAGCACAACAACGACCTGAAACACAAATAACTCCAACACCATCTGCATCTGGCACTCCAGGTGCTGGACAAACCAAAGAAATGCGAGCATTGTTGAATGTAATTGCATATGCTGAGGGTACGTCTGGAGAACCAAATTATGGGTATAATACTCATTATGCATATGATCAAACTGCAGACTTAAGTGCTCACCCAAATATTATTAAACGTGGTGGTGGACGCAATAGTGCGGCATTTGGTCGTTATCAGTTCATGCCTAGAACATGGATTGGTATTGGTGGTGCATGTAAAGCTGGTGGACCTATCCCATATACACCTGGAATGAGTATGTCTCCTGCAAATCAGGATAAGGGTGCCATTATACTTGCAAAAAGACGAGGAGTAACTCAGGCATTACTGCAAAAAGAAGGATTTAGTATGAATGTATCCGCCAGATTGTCTGGTGAATGGGCATCAATTCCTAATGCTCAGGGGCAAAGTGCATATGGGCAACCAGTTAGAAAATATAATCAATTAAAAGCCCTCTACGAAAAAGAGGTTGGAAAACCAAAACCACAGGTGCAAGCAC